ATAGAGTCTCAGGGTGGGTCTGATATATTCGTGCAGCTTACGTCGGTCAAGTGTCGTGCAGCGACTAGTTGGCTACGTGACACTCTATTAGGCACTGGTAGCGACAAGCCTTGGTCTATGGACTCTTCTCCAGAGCCAGATTTACCTATAGAAGTAACCCAAGGGCTAGAAGCTAAGCTAAGCCAAGAGCTTATGCAGGCTATGCAGTCTACTGGGGCTATGCCGACTGAAGAAGACTTAGCAGACATCGCGCGGAAGATGCAAGACGAAGCGATGGAGCTTAATAAGGAAGAAGCCGAGAAACGCGTCGGTCGCATGGAGCGGAAGATGGAGGATCAACTACTTGAGGGTGGTTGGTATGAAGCGTTTAACGAATTTATTGAAGACATCGTTACTTTCCCGTTCGCTGCGCTAAAAGGCCCAGTAAAACGTCGCCGCAAAGTAATGAAGTGGGAAGACAACAAACTTGTACCTGCTGAAGTAATCCGAAACGAGTGGGAGCGCGTAGACCCGTTCAACCTTTATTGGGCACCTTGGGCTTGGGATGTTAACGATGGGTTCGTAATTGAACGCCACCGTATGACTTCCGAGAACCTACAGAGCTTGCTAGACGTTCCGGGCTACAACAACGACGCTATTCGTACCGTGCTGGCAGACTTTGGTAGCGGCGGGCTAGACGAGTGGTTGTGGGTTGACTCCGCACGCGCTACTGCGGAAGGCAAGAACACTACAGAAGCTACTAACACTGACGACCTGATTGACGCGCTTCAGTTGTGGGACAGCATCTCTGGCAAGCTACTCGTAGAGTGGGGCGTACCAGAAGAAGACATTGAAGATCAGTCACTTAGCTACCCTTGCGAAGTATGGTTGATTGGCGGCACTGTTATCCGTGCTGTCCTTAACTACGACCCGCTTGGTCGCAAGCCCTACTACTTAACGTCTTACGAATCTAAGCCCGGTTCTGTGGCAGGTAAAGGCGTTGGCGATCTGTGTCGTGACTCTCAGTCTATGGTTAACGCTACTGCTCGCGCGCTAGCGAATAACATGGGTATCTCTTCTGGCCCACAGGTTGGCGTTAACATTAGCCGCTTACCTGCCGGAGAAGATATCTCTGATATGCACCCGTGGAAGATTTGGCAGTTCCAGAGTTCAGAGTACAACGACGGCTCTCCACCGCTATCCTTCTTCCAGCCTAGCAGCAACGCGCAAGAGCTTATGGCCGTTTTTGAGAAGTTCTCAGAGCGTGCTGACGAAGACACAATGATTCCAAAGTACATGACGGGCGGACACACGCCGGGGGCTGGTAGAACAAGCTCAGGGCTGTCCATGATGATCTCTAACGCCGGTAAAGGCATTAAGCAGGTAATCAATAACATAGACAAGAAAGTCATCGTACCGGCCATTGAGCGCCTTTATCACGACAACCTGCGATACGCAGATGACCCTGATTTGGTAGGCGACTTGAACATTAGCGCACGCGGCGCTAGCAGCTTGGTAGTTAAGGAAGCTGAAGCCATCCGTAAGAACGAGTTCTTGCAGCTAGTGCTTAACAGCCCGATGGCGCAACAGATTGTAGGTATGGATGGGGCAGCGGAACTTCTACGTGACGCGGCGCTCAACCTTAATACCAACCCTGATAGGATCGTTCCTGATCGTGAGAAAGCCAGCCAGCTACAGCAGCAGTCGCAGATTATCGCGCAGCTACAAGAGCAGCTAGCGATGCTTACTGGGCAAGGTCAGCAGCAAGGTCAGCAGCAAGGCCCAGCTATGCAGCCGAAGAATATGCTCCCAGATGGCTCGCAAGTAGGCGGCAGAGAAGGAAATACTATGTCGCCAAGGCCTAACGGGGCTTGACGGACATATCAGGGAGTAGTATATAATGACCATGTTTATAGGGCACAAGCCTAAGAAGAAGCACGTACAGGCGCTTTACCACTGCAAAGTAGCAGATAATGCCGCCTTACTGGAGCTTTTTGAAGCTAAGCTAGCCGAGGTTAAAGACTCGCTAGTTTTAGCGGATGATCCGGTAATGATACATAGGCTTCAAGGCAAGGCTAGTGTCCTGAAAGAATTCCTCGAAGCGGTTGAGAAATCGCAAGAGGTGTTAGCGCGTCTATAAAGACGCTTTTTTAATCCTAGCAAACCATTACGTCAGCGGCACACCGTTATAGGAGCTAAAGACAGAGTTGGAGCTTAAAGGAGATTGTTATGGCTTTACCCAAGCAAGTGCAAAGACAGATGAAAGAGATTGAAGCAATAGAAAAGCAGCTGAAAGGTGAGACAGAGGTTACAGACGAAGCACCCGATACTGATACAGTAGAAAAGGTCGTTGAAACCCTAGAAGAACCCGAAGCACAGCCAGTAGTTGAAGAAACTCCAGAACCTGAAGTTGCTGAGCTTGAAGAACAGCCTAAAAAACCAGACGAAGACGCTGCTGTATGGAAGCAAAAGTACAAAACCCTTCAGGGTATGTACGATAAAGAGGTTCCGCAGCTACATTCCAAAGTAAAAGACATGTCAACTCAGCTCGAAGAGCTACAAGCATCTCTTAAAACTAAGGAAGCAGTTGTTAAGCAAGCTGAAAAACTGGTGACAGATGATGACGTCAAAAACTTTGGCGAAGACCTTATTGAAGTTCAGCGTAAGGTTGCGCGCGAAGTTGCTGCTGAATTCCAGATAAAACTGGATACTATGCAGTCGGAAAATGACAAGATGCGTGAGCAACTTGGTACTACTGACAGCAGAGTAGCGGAGAGTTCTTTTCAGAATCGTTTACATCGACTAGTCCCTGATTTCGATCAGTTAAACGACAACCCCAAGTGGGTTGCGTGGTTAGACGAAGTAGACCCAGTGTTAAGAGGCCCCCGCCGTTCGGTAGCGCAACAAGCGTTTGCCACAGGTGACGCAGAAGGTGTAGCACACTACGTTGACATGTTCCGGTCAAGTCAAGTAGAGCCAACACCCGACGGGAAACCCAAGCAAACACAAGAGCTTGAACGTCAGATTCAGCCAAGTCGTACCGCATCTAGTTCCACTACAACGTCGCAGTCAGGCAAGAATTACACTAACGCCCAAATTGAGCGTATGTTTAAGAAAGCCGCGACATTGAATGGGTCTGGTAAGTTCGATGAAGCTAACAAACTTGAAGCTGAAATTGATGCTGCATTCACGAATGGTCGTGTTTCAGCATAACCTAACTCTTAATCTTTTGGAGGCCAATCATGGCTATTGTATATCCCGTAACAGGTAGTGGCGCGTTTGACACTACTCCTTCGTACTCCGGTGCGTTTATCCCAACTCTTTGGTCAGGCAAGCTGCTGTCCAAGTTTTACCAGAACACCATCCTTTCTGAAGTCACCAACACTGACTACGAAGGCGAGCTTAAGAACCAAGGCGATACCGTACGTATCCGTCTGGCTCCTTCTATCAGCATCTCTGACTACACTGTTGGCCAGAACTTGTCCTACGAAGTTCCTACTCCGAGCTTCCAAGACATGCAGGTTAACAAAGGTAAGTACTTCGGCGTTCAGGTAAACGACGTACTGGCATATCAGGCCGACATGGACTTAATGAACATGTTCACCGAAGATGCTGCTAAGCAGTTGAAAATCTCCATCGAAAACGAAGTGTTCTTTAACTCTTTCGTAACCGAAGGCCCAGCTGCTGCTAACGAAGGTGGTGCTGCCGGTGCTATCTCAGCTGCCTACGACCTAGGTACTGATATTGCTCCTATCGACCAAGCTACTGCTGGTAACATCCTCAAAGCTATCCTGCGTATGTCTACTGCACTTGACGAGCAGAACGTTCCTGAAGATGACCGTTTCTTAATCATCTCTCCATTCGACCGTCACCTGTTGATGCAGTCTGATATTGCTCAGGCCTACTTCACTGGCGATCAGTCAAGTGTTGTTCGTACTGGTAAGATCGGTATGTTGGATCGTTTCAATGTATACGTTTCTAACCTCCTGCCTAAAGGCGCTGCTGGTAAGGCTTTAGTTGCTGGCCTTTCACCTGTCTCTGGTGGTGCTACTCTTACTAACGCAAAAGCCCGTCGTACCATGATTGCCGGTACTAAGGCTGCTGTATCTTTCGCTATGACTGTTGATAAGACTGAGCCATTGCGCAACCAGACTGACTTCGGCGACATCGTTCGTGGACTGGCAGTATATGGTCGTAAAGTGGTTAAGCCTGAAGCTATGGTAGTAGCCCAGATTGGTGCTGCTAGCTAAGTTAGTGTTACAATCAAGGGGGCCAATTGGCCCCCTTTTTTATTGACGGAGAAAAAGTATGAACGTTGCGAAGTTCCTCTCAGAGATGGGCGGTGAAATTTTAGCTAACAAAGGCCGCGTAACACACGACGGCAAAATAATTATCGTAGCTCGCCTCATAGATAATGAGTGGGAGCCAACTGAAGCTGGCGTAAAGCTAGAGACAGAAGTTAATATAGCCAAAGCGGAAAAAGCAGCCGCTAAACCTAAAGTGGCACCCGTGGCA